TAATGGTAAACTTTTTATGTAAGTTCTGTAGGAACAACCAAACTCTTAATCTTCCCGTTAGTTGCAAGGAGATATTTGTGCTGTGGAAGGTATCCCTCCACGTTAACGGTAAAAGCTTTTTGAACTATTCTATCCTGTCTATCCCCTACACTCAAAGTTGATTGGTCTGTAGAGTACGCAATGAATGCTGGAGTGCCCTTTCCGAAAGAAGTGGTAACTGGCATGGAGGGTCTGAAGCTGTCCTCCAGCTGCTCGGAGAGTTGGTTTAAATCTTCGATGTACTTTGCCCACAAGTTTATCCTATACATCAGGTTCAGGGCTTTAGGAGCTAAGGAAACTACTCTCTGAGCCCTTCTAGTCTCAACGTCAAACTTTCTTTCCATAACAACATTAAAATCAGGCTTTCTTCTGTTTACATCTTCCTGGGTGTTGATAATAGAGACGGAAACTAGAGGTAATTTAAAAGTTCTTGTTTCAGATAGTTTAGCAACAGCTCTCTCTTGGTTGGCAAAGATAACCTCAATATCTTCTATAGCTCTCCCCTGCGTATCTACGATACTAAACCCTCTAAGATTATCCATCAGGGACTGAGTATACTCCCGATAAAAATTTACTCTGTTATTATTTTTCCTATCCAGCTCTTGAAGCTCATCGTACAAGTCGTTGTATAGTTTTGCACTAGAGTTAACAAAACCCGAGGCACTATTAATAACTAGTATCTCCTGGTCAACAGGAGGATTAGGAGGAGTTAAGTTTCCAGATAAGGTAGTTTTAGTAACCATTATCCAAAGGTAGTGAATGCGGCTGGCGGTTCTTCGATTTCAGTTAGAAGCTCTTGTAATAGTGTAGCTTTCTCAGCTTCAGACTCTTGTGATAGTTGAGGACCATTTAGCTGTGCTCCACCAGCAGGAGAAGGTAGTGTAGTATACTTACCTCTTATTTGACCAAGAATACCTTTAGCCACAGCGGTAGCATATCTTTGCAGCCAATTAATATAATAGTGGTGAAGTGTAGGAGTGTTTAGAGCTTTGAATATAACCACAACCTGTTCGTTAATACTCGTAGGGACAGGGAACAGCTGTAGGTATTCACCATTAACCACGTTAAACATACCCTCTCTACCTAGAACTCTTCTCATGGTTTTTAAAGAAGTTTGTAGGATAAAGAAATCAGCTACTCCAAAATCTTGGAACAAGAAGTTTTCCTGGAAATATTTAATGAAGAAATCAAACTCTAGAGTTCCTGATTGCTCTGCAATAGACAATAATGTTTTTTTGTATGCTGCGTATTGTAGATTATTTAAAACGAACTTAGGTAGTTTATATAAGCCTACACCCAGCTGTGTTTGAAACGTCATATAGTTTATACACCAATCAGGAGCATGATAATCTAATCTAGATATAGCTTCATCTATAGCAGTTAATATCTGGAAGTTTGTTAGTTCTACTCTTACTACTGGATGTCCTAATCTAGCTTTTACAGAATCTTTTATAATAGTATAAAACTCATTAAAGGCAACTCTATCGGTAAAACGACGACGATTTAGCGAATCAAAATCAATTTCATTGCCAGAAGTGGTTAACGCAGACGCGGCAACTCCTGGGTCTTCTCCTACTCTAACGCCAAAAGTAGAGCCGTAGGAAGAATTAGGTACAACAAACTTAGCCATGGGTATACTATTATATAGCCCAATAAAAAGAAGAAGCCCACTCAAAAAGAGCGGGCTTCTATTATTAATCAGTCGTTATCCGTTAGGGAGCGACTTGGCTATTCAGAGATGCCTTAGCGAACGGAGTTAACAGGTAGTTAGAGTTCGCGCCGATAATACGGATGATTCGGTAGAATCTGGACTCAGGTCCAATACCGACCTTGCCGTACCTAGTGAGCAAGCCCTTTCTAGGTTGGAAGGTTTCTGGGTCCGTAATGGTTGGTAGCATCTGGAGCGGAATGTATGGGCAGTAGCAGTAGCCAGCATCCATAGGTGAAGAACCTTTGTAGCCCAGCATGATTTCATCATCTGGGTAAAGCGGGTCAACGTAAACGTCGAACTGACCCATGAACTTACCTTTGTATTGGATGTTAGCACCGAGAGTGCCGATTTCCTCCTTAGGTGCGCCACCCTCAAGCTTAGAAGCTGAGTAAAGGATAGCAGCCATGAATGGAGAAGTAACAATCCAGTTAGCAGCACCACGCAAGGTACTCTTGTAGATATCTTGCGAAGCGAACTGAATCGCAGCCAACAAGTTGGCATATACTTCACCAACGTGACGAGGAGCTAGACCAAGTGCACTCGTACCAAAGTCCACAAGAAGGACGTTTTGTAGCGAGCCAGCAGGGTTAGTACCAAAGTAACCGTTAGTGGAATCGTATTGGTCGGTAGTAACACCAAACTTGTTGGCATTATCGACACCATTCATAGCGTAATCGAATGCGCCTGGAGTAAAGTTTACGCCATCGCTACCAAAGTTGTTAGCGTTAGGCTGTTCCAGGCTGCCACGATAACCCCATGCAGCAGAGTTCAGACCCCAATCGTAAGCTAGGTTACGAATGTCTTCGATGATTTCACGGTCAATCTCAAGAGCAACTTCCTTACCAAGAAGGTCAGTCAGTTCACGCTCTAGGTCAAGGTTGTGATAAGCACGAAGGTCTTGTGCAGCCTCTAACGTCCAGAGAGCACGGAACTTACGGGTACGAGCCGTAACTGCCTGCTGTTCGATGTGGAAGTTAATTTGAGGAATAGCTGAACCAGAAAGTCTTTCACCAGCAGATACGTTGTACTTAGCACCGTAGTAATCAGTTGGAGCAACAGAACTTGGGAAGTTCGCAATGAAACCACCGACTGTATCAGGTGATGCAGTAAAAGCGTTACCAGAAAGACCAGATAGAGTCTTACCGCCAGCGCCAGCAGCGTCAGTGCTTACATCAAGTGCGCCTAGGTTACCCTGGGTAGTAGCAATCTTGCCTGCATAAGTGATGTTAAATCTGCTGTACATAGTGTTACCTTCACCACCGGCAGGGTTAGTAACTCGGTCACTACCTAAGTAGAATACCTGAGAAACTGGACCTTGCATGGGCTGAACACCAGCAATCTTGTTAGCAATTAGTTCCGGGAACACGCGGCGAACTAGTGGGAAAGCGAACTTTTGAAAGGTACCGAGGTTGCCTACAGTAGTATCTTCTGAAAGCAAGCCGCCGTTCTCTTTCTGCATGTCAGTAAGGACGCTACGAGCTTGGTTTTCAAGAAGGACAGCAGTAGACTCGCGAACATACGCGTCATCAATACCCTCAAGAATAGGCTCCCACTTATGAATGAGAGGATTACCCTCTCTAGAATTTTCAGTGAGATATTGCATTTTTACTTTCTCCCCTCATTAATCAATTGTGAGAGTCTAATAACATCCTCGGATAGGAAGCGATTGGCGCTTGCCTGCTCGGAGAGTACCTTTCGGTCTGGGTCATTAGTGATTACTACAGCGGATTCAGAAGACTTGAAGGGCAGTGAAGCTGCCTCTTCTAAGTTTGCTCGTTGCTCTTGTAGATTAGCAACGCCTTCTTCTAATTCCGCGTTGGATTCTTCAAGGGTTCTAACTTTACCCTCAAGAAGAACGTTCTCCTGTGCAGCGATGTTTAAGCTTTCGTTCAGACTTCCAACGGATTCCTCCAGTTCAGAAATCTTAGCTTCATACTCGCCTAAGGCAGAATTCATGTCTTCATGGTCTATGTCGGTTGCAACCAAAGTCTTAACGGCTTCATATATTTTTAAAGCGCGAGCATTCTCATCACTTGCTTCGAACTCTTGTCTTGCAGCATGACGCATCTCATCTAATTTAAGACGTAAAAAAGAACTAACTTTTGATTCAAGAAGATTAACTTGCTCTTGAACTCGTTCTTCTACAACTTCATCAACCAGAGAACACACTTCTTCAACACTTTGCTCCGAAATACCTTCGGTCAAAGTGCCAATGATTTGTTGAATTTTGTTTTCCATGGTTTCCTCTAGTACAGTTATTTACTTGTTTAAAATCCAAACGCTAAAAAAATTTTACTTTTTGCGCAGTTTTTTCTTTAGCGCAGTAATAAAAACTTTTTCTGCTTTTAAGTTTTCAAGATTCTCTACTATATGCTCCCTTTGTTCGGACACTAGTTGAGATTCTTGAAGGGTAGGGAATGCTCCCTGACAGGAGGGGTCGGACACCATATCCCATGTAATCATCTTTAGGTTGTCTCCAACTTGCATATGGTTTTCACCTACAATAGGAGTTAGTGTTCCGGTGCCTCTAGATGAGATACCAATCTTAACACCTGCCTTTAGTAGTTCTTGAAGAACTTTACCGGAAGGGGTGTTTAAAATCTCTGCTTCTCCTATAACTTGGTTGCCTTCCATATGCAAACCAGTTATTAAATGGGAAGCATTAGTTAAGTGAACTACTTCATTAGAAGGATGGTCTAGCTCACCGACTAATCTTCTTTCGGCAATCATTTCCTGCAATCTATTAACTTCTCGCGCAAGAGTATCTTTTTTATAGATTCTTTTGTTACCATTCGCTTTTTCTGCCTCTTGGAACAGACCTCTAACTTTCATGTTTCCATTTCCGCCACGAGACTCACTAATAATTTCAACGTGACCAAATCCATAAAAATCTCTTAGTAAACTCATTTCTTTCTCCTTTTAATTTTTTGTGGCTTTCCCGTAAAGTATACGGTTGAACTATCGGGAATCTTGGTTACAATGCCAGAGTTCCATGCTTTAGAAAACATCGGGTCTCCTTGAACTACATGCCCTTCGGCAACCTGAACTTTTTTCTTTTTCTTTTTCTTCTTATCCTTCTTAAGACCTGGGTACGAATACGAAGGAGCAGGTGTATGTCCTGGTCCTCCCATATTCACGCCAATGGCACCTACCGTAGTCATTTCTTGAAGTATGTGTCTAGCAGCTTTAAGAACTTCAATTTCTTCCTTAGTTAAAGTTTTCTTCAGCCGTTTCGATACATGCCCATTTTGTTGCCCTGGGCGGAAGTTAGGGTCATTAATGTTCTTTAATTTCTTTTGAGCCTCCTTATCACCTTCCTCAGCCTTTATCTGCAAATCTTTCATTTTACCTTCCGCAAGTAAAGCAGATTGAATAAAAAGATTTCTTGCATTATCAGTACAAGGAGGAAGAGCTTCGTGAACAGGAACTCCAGCGGAAGATGCCTTGGGTAATCTAGGGGATTGCATGGACTCATTGATGCTCTGAGTAGGAAAGGATTGAACATTACCTTCCTCATCAGAAACACCATAAGTGCTGAGTATTTCATCAGCCATTTGAGCCATGCTTTTTGCCATTAGTTTACTTCCTTAACATAAAGAGCGTGCTCATACTCATCGTCTTCATCAACGACAATAAATTCACCGTTTTCATCTTCAGATAAGAAAGCGACAAAATCCGCATCCTCTTCACTCTCACAAACAATGTAGTCTCTACCTTCAACGGTTAAAACAGTTTCGTTATCTTCTTCTGCTTCAACGTCTTCAGTAAGACCGACATAGTATTCACCTTCGATTTCGTAGATGTCCTCAGACAGTCCATACTCAACGTCATTAAATACTACGTTTTCAGTTATAACATTAGATTCAGTAAGTTGGCTGTACTGAGTGTCTGAAAGTTCTGCTAGCTTTAAGAACATAAAGTCTTCGTGCTCATAAACAGTTTCTTCCAAACCAAAAACACTACCATTGTTCTCGTACAGAGCGGGGATTTCTTCAGCCTCACCGACTGGAGCAGCTCCTAAACCTTCCATAAGGTGATTTACAAAATCTTGGGGAACTCCTTTAATGCCTAAAGAGTTGTTGTCTTGCGCGATATATTTCATAATTAATTCTCCTCAACTAAAAGACGCGCACCTTCGGGCGTGGTCTTTACTATTGATTCTAATTTATCTAGTCTTTGCTTATGCAAATCAACTTCTTTTTTTGTTTTTTTTGCGAAGTTAGTAGGTAAAGGCATATTATCTTTTGCCCATGTTCTAAACCTCTTACTTAGGAGCGGTACCACAACAAAGATAAGTAGGTACCAATAACCAACTTTTTGGAGAAGGTCACCTGCTTCATTAAGGGAAGAAGCTACCGGTCCTATTGGCTCCGGGTCAGAAGAGTCGTCGGGAAAGGTACTTTGGGCTACCGCGACTCCTACTGCTGCTCCTGCTGCAGCTCCTCCTGGACCCGCTAAACTTCCTGCTGCTGCTCCGCCAGCACCGAAGCCAATCGGGGCGAGCATTGAGCAACTAGCAAACAGAAGAGTAAATGCGACTAGGAGCCTCATACCGCAAAAACACCAAGGACGAACCC